GAAGTGAAAAAAGCAGTAGAGTTTTTCATTGAATCAGGAGCTACTGTGCCTAGTGTGGCGGGTGCAACGCACTACCATACTGCCCTAGTTACGCCCTATTGGATGTTCGCAGAATGTATGATATATTTAGGTCAGATTGGTAATCATTTGTTTTATATATGTAACAGATAGAAAGGAAGGATTATGTTTAAAGAAGATTTGTTTAAACTTCCAGAAGTATTAGATTTTGATATCAAGTTTGAGGACACGAGAGTTAGGGATAAGAAGTATCTTGTTAATGCTAATGAGGGGTACGCTCTCGATGTGGTAGGCCATAGCCTAGCAAGAGGATGTATTTCTCATCCTGAATTTTATAGCAAAGTGGGTGGTACTATAGTGGAGAACTTATCAGAGGAAGATAAGGAGGGAATGTTTACTATATTTAAGTCAGCACAAAGAGGATGCTGGTCAGCGATGGAGGTACATTTCCCTAGTGTAAAGAGTGACATAAGTAATGATAAGTTTGAGACCACTACTTATTTAAGAGGAGTATCCACGCATGGAATCAATGGTTGTTTGTCTAATCAATTCTTTTGGGGATTGATAGATATGTTTTGTACTAATGGTCAAATATCTGGTGAGTATGAGAGAGTGCGTAGAAAGAACACGAGTGGATTTAGGATATTGAGTTTCGTAGATGAGATAAGGTCTGCGAAAGAGCAGTTCCTAACTGAAACAAAGAGACTGCAAAGTTGGGCCAATACTAAAGTCAACAATTTTGATGTAAAGTATGTTCTTGAGAAACTTATGTCCGACAAAAAAGCAGAGAATATGATGGTCCTATTCGTACAAGAAGCGAAGGAGAGAGGACGCAATATGTTTGCGTTACAGAGTGCCTTCACTAATTATGCTACCTATGCAGACGAGCGTAATGGGTTTACTCTTAGGCAAACAAAGAATGTCTCAGATACAGCACATAAATCTCTATGGGGCAGAGAGATGGAAGTTAGTAAATGGTTGAGCAGTAAAGAGTTTCAAGGTCTTGCCAGTTAGGATGCTGAAGTTGGTCCCAAGGCTGGGTAGAGTCTTTAGTGTAGGTTTTGTTTCAGTATCCTTATTTCATGACTAAAAACCTACACATCTACCCTCTTATTTGTTTAACTAAGGAGACTATTATGCACGGTGATGAAGGGTATGAGTTTTTACGTAACGCCCCAAGAATTTTAACAGTAGAAAAAATGTTAAAAGAAGAGGTACGCAAACTAGAAGAACAATTAAGAGACGCAAGAAAAAGAATTGCAGAACTTATAGAACAATTAGGAGAAAAGGATGACTGAAGCCTACTTTTTAAAATACTTTTCATACCTACATGAGTTGAAAATTAGGGACATGCTGCTTGATACTTTTAAAAATATTTATGAAGCAGAAGGATACGAGGATGCAGTATGCCATGCAAAAGCTGACATACAAGTAGAAAGAATAGGCGCAAAAATAGAACAGTTTCACAAGGAAGTTCTTGATTTAACAGAGGAAAAGTAAAATGCAAGATGCTCTTTACAAAGCGTTAATAATTTTAATTCCTTCTTACACAGTGGCATACCTGTCTGACAAGATGGTGTGGGTGTTGCCTATGTTGGTAGCTGCTGGCTTGTTTGCAACTACAGTTATCCCGGACACAAAGAAGCGCATTGATGATGGAGATACAAATGACTGAAGGCGTAATACTATTAGAAATTAGCAAAGAAGATATTGTAGACAGCATGAGTACGTTTGAATTGCCTGAAAAGGCTAGAGAGTGGATAAGAAATCAAGATGATGAAGTGATACACGATTGCATAAGACATGCGACGAGGCATTTCTGTTTCGATTATTACTATGACGCCATTTGCGATACCCTAGAAGAATTGCAGAAGAAACACTTAAAAGAAACCAGAGAAGCGTCAGGAGAAACAAGTGACTGAACAAGACCAAACAGCCATGCAATTTTATCTTAACATTTTAAGTGCTAAGTTAGAAAAGGCATATCAGAAAATACTAACACGAGAGAACACATGGTCTAAGGAAGACACTCCCAAACAGAGTAACGAACATCCCTTTTAATAGGAGACGAGGCATGTATATTGATAAACAACTGTTGTTTGGTTTTGTGGTTATCACAATTTTAATTACATCGTATATTATTGTGAAGGTGTTTTAATGCCTAAGACTAGTGGTAAGATAGGAGATATTATAGAAGAGATGGTATCGGACAAGGTTGACATAGTGCTTGCCGGGGAATGGTTTGAAGCGATGGTCAACCAACGGGTTCAATTTATTCTGAAAGAAAAAGATAAAAAAGGTAGCTACAAGCATCAAGTTGAGGATTGAGAAATGAAAACATTTACTGTAACGCTTTGGAGCTGGAACTCTAAACTGCCTATAGCAACTCTCGTTCAAACAGCTAATTCTGAAGAAGAAATTCGTTCCTTCCTGATGAAGAGGTTCCCAGAACAAGTAACTGCAAATGGCTCGCCTATTGATGAAGTAGATATAAAAGAAACATCACAAGAAGGTAGCTTTATTATGGGGCAATCAGGCGGATAAATGAAATGAACCGTAAGACAAAAGAAAATATTTATAATCACTTATATACTCGTAAGTTTAAATGGTTAAAACAATGTATTTACTGTGGAGAATATGCTACAGATTTAGACCACGTAATGCCTTTACATATTGTCTCAACATTAGATATGACAGGAGAAAATGTACGGAAAGAATTAAAACAGGGGCTGTCTCTCGTCCCTTCTTGTTCAGAATGTAATAGCATGGCAGGTTCAGCACCTTTTGATTTGATACGAGATAAAAGAGAGTATGTTCAAAATAAGATAAGAAAAAAGTATGCAAAATATTTAAATCAAGTGCATTGGGAAGATTGGGAGATTGAGGAACTTGGTCCAAACATGAAACGAGAAGTTAATAGAAGTTTAAAATTAAAAAAGAAAACACACCTTAGAGTAACCTTTCCTCATAGTTAATGATAGGAGATTAATATGAAACGATACTGGAATAAAAAATTACAGCCAGAGTGTGGTAAACGTACAGGGTCTTGTCCTGTATGTCAGATTAACTGTTGGGAAAAGCAGAACAACATGCCTGCTCTATTTCCTTGTGGTATATCTGGTTGTCCTTATGAAACAAAGGAATTTCAAGATACCTTAACTAAAACAGTTGACTACTTCAGTCCGTAGAAGTAATATGAAAAAAAGAGGAATCATATTTAAAGCTAGGTCCTGGGCAGCAGCAGCCTTGCGTAACCCTTTGTTTAATCAAAGAAAAATTAACAACAAAAGGGGAAGGGCTGCGTACACCCGAAAGAAAAAACATAAACAGAAAGATTAATTATGGTAACAAAAAGTAATGATGTTAATTTTCTTCATAACAAAGAAGTTAAAATAGGTTATCGAATTGTTAAAATAAAAGTATCCTCTGCTAATTTTAACAAGAACCATATGTGTGAAGAATACGGACAGTACATAGAACGTACCTCTACTATGGACTTACAGGATAGTCTTAATGTAAGGGATGAAGTAAACACATTTATTCATGAGTTACTTCATGCTATTGTTACTGATATTGGAGAAACCAGGAAAGGTGCAGCATTAGATGATGAAGATGTAGAGGAAAGATTTGTTTTAACACAAGCAAATGCTTTAACTGCAATGTTGTTTGATAATAAATGGTTGGTTCAGTATCTTTATGATAGAGTGATGTAATAATACACCACTTTGGTCATACTTATGACACATTTAGGAGATATAAGATACTTATGGATAACCAAATAATAACCTTTAGTCTATCTATAGAAGAGTTTAAGGATATAAACAATAAAACAAACCTTAAACAACCTATAGGGTATGACTTAATGGAGAAACTTTTACAAGACCACTCAGAGATACTAAAAATTATTGCCTTTGATTCTAATTTTAAAATTAAATGGAAAGAAAAATATGTTGAAACTGTCTAGGCATTTAGACCAAAAAAAAGTAGTGAGGAAATCTGAGGTTGTTTATGAAAAAATAAGTGATGTGTTTAAAGTATGGGCGCAGCTGCATTTGTCTTTAATAGAAGGTTGGACAGAGCAGGATTGGACAATGTATAACAAAACAAAAGAAAGTTTTTTTACCTTCCCTTATAAATGGGTTGTAGTGGGAGTAGCAAAAACTAAAAAAGAGGCTTTGGAAAAAGCTAAGATAAATAATATAAAGGAAACTTATTTGAAATTGGATAAGTAAAATGAACGAAAAAATATTGGTATTAGATATCGAAACAGATTCGCTAAATGCCAGTAAGATTCACGTATGCGTCACTAAAGATTTACAAACAGGTGACGTTTCTTTTTACAGAGAACCAGATGAACTTTTACCTGAGTTAAAAAAATATGATTACTTTGTCGGACATAATATTCTTTCTTTTGATGCTCCAATACTCAATAAATTGTGGAACTTTTCTATTTCCGTAAATAAAATAAGAGACACATTAATTCTTTCACAGTTATTTAATCCTGATAGAGAAGGGAAGCATAGCCTAGCAGCTCTTGCCCCATTGGTAAACATGAAGAAGATAGACTTCAACGATTTCTCAGAATTTTCTGAAGAGATGTTAGAGTATTGTAAAGCAGATGTAGAAATTACAAGTGCCTTATATAAATACTTGATGGAGAAAGAGCGTCAGGATTTTTCTTATAAGTCTATTGTTTTAGAACACAAGATACGACACGTAATTAATAGACAACAGAGACACGGGTTTTATTTAGATGTTAAAAAAGCTCACACTTTAATGACAGATATTAAACAAATCGCTAATCAAATTGAGTATGAAATACTTACCAAAGTTCCTCTTAAACCAAAATTAATTAAAGAAGTTACACCTCGTATTAAGAAAGACGGTACGATGTCTAATATAGGTTTGCAAAAAATAGAAAATGTTAGTGGGCCATTCAGTGTTATAGAGTTTCAAAAATTTAATCTTGGTAGTCCTAAACAAATTATAGATAGGATGAATCAATATGGTTGGAAACCTGTAGAGTTTACTCCAA